CTACCAGTCTTAGCATAGGTTCGTTGTCGTTGTCAACCCCATAAAGGTAAGTCTCATAGTATAGGTTATCGTCATCCATTAGCTGGCATAGATAGTCAAAGACACAATGCTTTAGTGCGTTGTCATCCATGCAGTGACCATCAAAGTCTAACTCTATCACCACCTTGGTTGATGCTTTAGGTTTCCAAGTCATAGTAAATCCTTTCTAAAACAGTGGTTCATATGTTGCGCCATCATCATGCCTAGCCTTTAGACCTGATAGCTGTTGCCTCATTGCTGTAACGTCTTGGCCTTGCCACTCAGCATCTTCTATCTGGACTGCTAGTGCCTTCATCTTGGTTAGGATACAGGATAGCCTAGCGTCCTGCGTTATGTCAGGATATGCCGTGTCTATGTACATACTCATTTCCTTACCCCTCACTTGATACCGTGAATCCTACGCCATGCTACCCATGTGATAGCTTGCATCTCATAAGCCTTTATATCACATTGGTAGGCTGCATGTCTATAGGCATCCTGCAATAAAGCATATTCTTTTTTGCCTATGTTTGTTTTGTCGTCAGTCAAGCCAATGCGTTCAGCATATGCTATGTTTCGCGCATGTCCATCAATGGTGCATGTATTCTCGCCCATTATGTTTTCAAAAAAACAGGTAATCTTTTGCCCATTCAATATGACCTTGGCCTGTGCATAGTCTGGCATGTCTTCTAGTATACGCCAAGCCTTGGCTTTCATGGTATGGTATGTGCTAACCTTTACGCTTTCAATATGATCGCCATTGATAAAGGCTGCGATCAATTCATCAGCATTGGTTACGTTTCTTTCCCACTTGTTATTCGGTGACAAGGCTGCAACAACACCAACCACAATATGTTCAGGCATGTCATGCTTGTTGGCAATGGTGCGACACTCGCACAAGGCTTGGTGATACCATGTCATGCCATGCTTAACTTCATCCGGTGTAGCTAGGTTGTGAATAGCTATGATATTTGTGACTAGGTTTTTCATTTATACGCCCCTTCCATCATGTCCATGCCTACAATCAGGCCATCAAGATATGTTAGCATTTCGCGTGGTGTTAGTCTATGCTGAATGATAGTGCTTCCTTCATTACAGGTTAGCTGCCAGCCACCATAGTGCGGCGCGTTGTTGAGTGCATAGCTTACACCTAGTCGCCTATTAATTCTGCCTAGTCTATTCTTTAGCATATGTGGTGTTGTTCTCATTGTCTTACCCCTCAAAATAGTCGTTGCAAATATCAGCGATCATGCTGCCGATAAACAAGGCAAAGCCAGTAGTGCCTAGTAAGAATATAAATAAGATAATAAAGTCTAACATGTCAAGCCCCTTTGTTGTTGGTGGTGATAGCTAAGGGTCTACCACCACCCGAATAGATTGTCAATTATGCTACGTTTGTTATATCTTGGCTGCCACCAAACTTGCGATTAGCCAAGGCTGGTAGTGATAGGTAGTGCGATTGCTTACCGAAATGCAAGCCCATGAACGTGCTACCCTTGCCGATACCAAAGCGGTTCTTTGCTACTCTTGGACGGTAGCCATAGGTTGCTAGTGTCTTGCCCATAATCTTGAATGTTGTGGTTTTCATTTGTTTATCTTTCTTTTGTTTGTTTCGATTGTTAAAGCCTAGTGTATTCTGTTTAGGTTGTCAAATTCTTTTTTAGAATGGGCTAGCAAGGTTGGACGTACCTCTTTTGCGCTTTCTTTCACCCTATCGAATGTGCGCTAACACCGTTGCCCTTTCGATAATTAGAGTTAAGCACAAGGCGAAACGGATAGCAACCCACAAAATGCAAAAAATAGATAAAAAATGATAAGTGGTTGAAAAGATTAGAAAGAAAGTTTGATATTGTTAAAAATTGTTTCGCATATAATAAGTATAGCAAAAAAATAGATAGAGAAAGACAGAGACATGTTGCACAAATGTCACACATGTTGCACATTTGCAACACTCAGGCGTCAGATGTTTGACACTGTTGTCAAATGTTTGACATTGACAAGCCATGCTGTCGCGTGTTATACTGAAAGTTTGACATGTCGAGGGGGGTGTCGCGCGTTCTATACTATTATATACCCCCTCAGATTTTTCTGTAAAAAATCTAACACCATCTTAAACACCCTACACATCTCTGCCACATTGTTTAAGCACAGTTGTGTTACTCCTCTATCAGAATAACTACAACGTCTGTGTTACACAAAGTACAACATAGTAAAGGTATAGTTAAACATACTTTAACATATACCTATACTATACTATGTAACAGGGGTCTAGCCTAAGAGGTACAGATTAGAAAAACCCTAAGGATTCTCTAGGTTTATTACCGAAGTTAAAACCATCCATAAACTTGTCTAGTTCTTCCTCAAGTAATTCTTCTTTTCTTGTTCGTATTTCTGTATCTGCATCAGCAGCCATCTGGTCTGACCAGTACTGCACTGCCATAGCAAGTACGTCAAGTCTATCGTCATGTGCTAATGCCCCTCTTTGTTTTGTTATACGTGTCATCTGATAGGCTAGCATATACTTAGCAGCCTTATCTGGTGGCATGTGTTGAGTACTGTCGTAGTCCTTTTGTATTACCTTAGGGTCTACAACCAACCTGTGCTGGTTCATAACAGGCTCTAGGGTATCTATTATTCTGTGTTCTTTCTGTTTACTGTGTCTAACTTCTTCCATCGTCACAGGATAGGTCTTCAGTAAGTAGGGCTTTAGTAGTTCAGTAAACATACCGTCACCAAAGTTACTCTCAACCAACACCATGTTTACCTGATGTATCTTAGCCAAGTCTGTTAGATGTTGCAGCGTACTATCACTATAGCCACCCTCAACACCACCACAGTCTACTACGTGTAGGAAACCGTTTAACATCTTAACAACAGCGTATGCTGTCTCGTCAGAGCCTCTACCAGAGGGGTCAATGGCTAAGACACTACCAGTGTACTCAGCCCTGCCTATGGTGTCCTCAGGGGCGTAGAACTTGTCTCCTGCTAGTCCTACGTTGGGTAGTTCGTTAAGAGGCTTAAAGATACCATACACTAGTTTCTCAGGTGCAGTATCCTTGTCACAGGAGTAGATCATTAGGTCACTTAGTTTAAGGGGGTATTTGTTTGCATCAGATAGTGAAGTATCCAACATAAATTGCAAAGCAAAGCCACTTCTACCATAACTTAGTTCTCTTTCCAGTAAGTCTGTGTCATCAAATCGTTTAGGGTCTGTAGGAAGCCCATACACGGCCTCTAGGTTAGTTTGTATAGAATCATACAGGAGAGGAGCCAACCTACCCCCATAAGCCTTCTCTGCGCGTTCTAGGCTAGGGTATCTAGCAGGCCATACTCTCATCTCGTATCCACGTGCTAGTAGGGCATTGTATAGGGACATCTCGTTTTGAGGTGTACCAAGGTAGATAATCTTACCCTCAGGCTTGAGAACAGCATCAAATTCCTTGACAGTCTCTCCTAGCTTCTCTCGCATCATGTGTGTCATAGAGTTGTTAGGGACTTCTACGTCATCAGCAATGATAATGTCTGCACGGCTACCTGTAAGCTGTCCTGTGACACCCACAGACTTTACTGAGGGGCTACCAGAGGCTTTAGCAGGTGCTACGTCAAAGGCTATCTTAGACCATCTCTGGCCTTCCTTAGCGACTAGGTGCTGACATATAGGCAGTTCCATAATGATACGCTGAGTAAAGGTAGAGAAGTCATCAGCACGTGCCTTAGACGCTGACACAACCATAAACTTTAGTTGAGGGTCAAGCAGTAGCTGATGTACTACGTAGGCAGCAGTAATGTAAGACTTACCTACACCACGGAAAGCCTCAATGATGCAACGCTTAGGACTATCCTGAAGATAGTGTGCTATGTCATACTGTATCTCAGTAGGCTCTGGCAGTCCTAAATGCTGCCATACAAGGTATGTAAAGTTTCTAAAGTCTTTAAGTTGTTCTGGAACATTAGTCATCATGTACTATACTTACGTCATGGTCATGTGTGTCTTCTGCCTTAGCCCACACAGCGTTGATAGGCGCAGAGTTAAACTGAAAGGTAACATCTAGTATTTTATTACCAGATGATGCACCCTCAATCTGAAAGCCGTGTGCAGGTGCTACAGTATCTGTACCAAAGCCTACCTCAATAGCATGGGCATCGTACTGGTTCTGTATCATTAGGTAAGTACGTTGGACATTTGTATCTAATAGCTTAGTCCAGTTACCACCAGTAAGAGTTACTACCTTGTGTTTCAGTGTTGCATTAGGACCTTCCCTCATTGTAACTGTTCTCCAACGTCAAACGGTAGGTCTTGTAGAAGACTAGCCATAGGACTTTCTGCTGTAATTACATCAAGAGAAGCACCATTGTCTTTAAGAAACTTGACAGCTACTGACAGTTCACTTGCAGTTGCTTCTCCACTCTGTACTCGCATAAGCAGTTCTTTAGTGACTGCATCATGCAAGGTATCCATCAGTTCTTTTTCTGTCATTTTGGTTTTCTTCCCATAGTCTTTCCTATGCTTTTAAAACCTCTAATAGTTCCCTTAATAGCTTTACTAGCATAGTAACCACCAGCAGTTAAACCAGCACCAGCCATACCCTGTGATAAAGTATTAGCTATGTTATAAGCTGTATCACCATCAAGCATTACTTTTTTTTTATACTTATTAGTATTTTTAGGTTTTGTAGGTATCTTCATTACTTTTTTCCAAACATTTTAGTTGCACCCTTAATACCAAAGCTAGCTGATACGATAATACCTAAGGTATAACGATACCAGTCAGGTGTCATAGACAAAGCCTCAAAGCCTCGTTCTACGTACTCCACGGTAAAGGGTAAGAAACATAGCAGCAGTGGTATACTGAACAAAATTGTAAGATACTCATCCTTCCAACTATCCTTTGCGCCATCTATTGCTGCCTTATCCCAATCAATCTCACCAGAAATCTTCTTCTCCATAAGAGAGGTTTCTGCTTGAATCTTGACTAATTTTTGCTTTGCTTTGGCTTTCTTTGTTTCAACAAAGCCTTCCACGGCACTGCTGGCTACGCCAAACAATCCCTGTAGTAATACACTCATCATAGCTGTTGTCCCTTTAGTGGAAGACACTTAAACATCTTAGGTCTTAAATCTCTACCCTGCATAGTCATAATGTCGTTACCCATTACGTAGGCTCTTTTCTGACATAGTTCGTATGTGGGATAGGGGCCACGTACATCGTGAAACTCCCAGCAATCCGTAGGTACAGACAGGCTGCAAGCTAGTACTAGTGTTTTAAACATAACTCATCGCTTTCGCTACAGAAACCATAACGGTTATAAAAAGACCTATGGCTATTGCTAGAATAGCACCAATTAACACAACGGTCTTCATAGTCTCCTCAAACTCCTTGGCCTTCTGTATCATTTCTCGTTTAGCCTTAGCTTCGGCTTCTCGTTGTTCCTGTAATCTCTTAGCACGTTCAGCCAAGATACTTTTCCAAGTACCGTGACCAAACCTCATGTCAACCATAGTGGCTACTTCCTGCAACTTCTCTGCTGCGAGTTTAGCATCTATGACTTCTCTAGCTACAGTATCTACCCCAAACTGATCTCCAAGTCCACCACCAGCCTTCTTGTTTCTGGCTTGTTGGACTTGTTTTTCACCTGTGAACAGGTCATCAATCTGGCTTGCTATTTGTCCAATATCTTGAACAGTGCTTATGTGTGTTTTAATAAAGTCCACACTCTGTTTAACTAATGCAATCCCTGCAAGGGTAGTACTGATAGGTTCCATCGTAATTCCTTATAGCTTCATTAACAGGGATGCAGCGAGGCCAACGACTATTACCGTTGACCCCATGATCATTGCTTCTAAACGCCACATACGCTTATCAAGGCTTTCTAGCTTACCATGCACCATCTCATAGCGCACTGCACATTCTTTTTCGTGTGCTTCTAACTCTAGTTCTACCTTTAGGGCGGGACTGACTGACTGTTCTAGTTTCATGCCTCAGGCCAATCGTTAACAGGTGCGTTACCTGTAAGATTGCCATCAGCGTCCACAGGAGCCTCGTACAGCGCGATAAAGGCTTCTAGGGTAGTGACACCGCTAATAGCTGCTTCAATCGTTCCTGAGGCTGTCCTGATGGATTGACGGTATGTTAAGATATCTGAAGGGATTACAGTATCTGTTTCTGCTTTACGTGTAACGTACCAGTCAGTAGGGGTAAGAAGCCCTGCTGCTTGCTGCTTAACAGTAGCAATAGCGTTGGACTTCAAACCCTTTGTAACTAGCTGTACACCGTCAGCATCTAGTACTGCGTTGCCGTTCTCGTCAACTTCATTCACATCCTCTAAGGACTTTGGAACATCTGCTGACCAGTAGAACCTAGAGTCAAAGGAAGTAGGATCATCTTCCCAGATGACCCCCTTCTCTGCTTTTGTTTCTGCTGACCACACTGCCCAATTTTTTGGATGGGTGATGCCTTCATTATCCACCCAGCTTTTGCCAGTACGGATTATTCTTCCACTGTATTTATATGCCATTGTAAAATCTCCGTTATCTGGCGTTAGCGTATTTGAATGGGTTTTCGGCAAAGGCGAGGTAGATGTGGTTTGCGTTTGTGCCATTAATAGTTGCACCCGAACCTCTTAATTTGAAGCCGTTTGAAGTGAAGTCCATACTGTTATTGCTTGAAGTTGCCTCTGCGTCTGCTTCGTTTGGCTGCAATATTCCATCGACTAAATTGTAAGCGTTACGCTTTGCGTCATATAGATACCAATCAGTTGTAGAATCAGTGCGCTTAATCAAAACCCAAGCTGGTCTAAACCCTGTGTAAACAAACGGCCCATCTGCGGTGCGGTTGCCGGTGTAGCTGCCCGCCTTGAGGTAGCCTTCGGTG